AACAGCCTATTGCAAGTGACATGATAAGGTCATCATTATAACCTTTCATAGCAGTTATTTTTTTACCATTCCATATAAAAGTCTTAAGCTCGGAATAAAGACGACTTGAATAAGACTTTATTTTAGCGTTTCTTAATACATCTTCAAAGTTAGCAAGTATTTTGTCTCTGCTTTCTTTGCTCGTTGTAAACCCTGCTTTTCCAATATTGTTGCCTTCGCCATAAAGATACTTGTATTTTTCTTTTTCAGAAGAAAAATAAATATTTTTATAACCTAAATCAGATAGCTTTACGAGCATAGTATAACCGTAAGCATTATTTTCAGGACAAACTACAGCTGTGTTAAATCTTTTTGCTACGTCATATACAACAGAAGCAAATTGATCTGGAGGTATTTTACCTTTAAACTCAGAAGATACTGTCAAGTCTTTTGTGTTAATTACATGAAAAGTTGAATAGTCACCACTGTCGCCTCTTGCAATGTCTGCAGAAAGAACATAGTTTACTCCATCAAGCGGATATTCCCAATACCATATATTTCCATTTGGGCCGCTTTTTTCTATTGGCTGTTTAGTTTGTATTCTTATTTTTTCTATTATGTCATTACTTAAAAAAGTATCGCCTGAAGAAGAGAAGTCACATAAGAGCTCTTGTGCAACTTGCTTTTGAGACATGTTTTTAGTTTCTTTATTAAACCAATCATCGTCTCTTTCAGGATGAACATCCCACATTAGCTTTATTGAATTAAACTCGTTTTCTTTTCTATTAGCTTTTGTGTATATTTCGTGATATTGTCCTCCAACACCGTTAGGAGTTGATAGTAGTATAGCACGACCACCAGTAGATAGTGTAGGATATAAACCCATCCATAATTCATCAAAGTTACGAACAAAAGCTGCCTCATCTACTATTAGCAAAGATAACGCTTCAGAACGTCCAGCATCTTCTGAAGTGGGAACTGCTTTAATCTGAGATCCGTTTGAAAATTCAACTTGTTGTTTATTATTAGCAACTATTGTAGGCACTAAAAGCCAGTTAGGCATTGATTTAATGTATGTTTTTACTTTTCTTATAAAGTTTTGTGCTACAGCTAGTTTAGTAGCAATAATAAGTATATTTTTTTCTTTATAAAAGCATGCTTGCCACACAGCATAAGCTGCCACTAGTGTAGACAATCCTAACTGTCGTGACTTTAAAATAATGTTAAATCTATGATCATTAAAGTCTTTAACACAGTCATCTTGAAAGTCGTACGTTTTAAAAGGAATCAGCCCTCGTAAAGGGTGCTGAATTTTCAAATACTTATTCATAAAATATACTGGATCTTTTCCACATTTTATGATTTCTGATATTTGACCTTTTTTATGGGCTGCCATTAACTTACCTCATAAACCAAAGAGTATGTGTACTTTAATTTTCTATGTGGACTATAAGGACTCACAGTTAAAGTCTCAATATTATCAGAAGTACCGCATTTTTTAGTTTTTAAAGGACGACCTGCTTCACTTTTAAATTGACTTTTAATTAAGTTAAGCCTTGATCTTATCATATCATTTGCTTCTTTTTGCAAATGCTGCATCTGAATGTGTAAATCTTGTTCTCTTGCGACGTTTAATATAGTCATAAAACTAATTGTCATTTGATCATTATGAAGCTTTGCCAATGTTCTTCTAGAGCTATTTTCTGCATAGTTATTGTAAACATTGTCAATAGCACTACCTATCGATTGTATTAAGTCATATTCCATTTTTAAGCCTTTTAGATTTAGTAATTATATATTAATTATTATCTTTGTTACTAAAACTTTTAGTGATAGAGCATTCTTCACACAAATTATTGTCTTTTAAAGATAAACAATCTTCAATTGTAGAAACTAATTCATTACATTTTGGACATTCAATTGGTAAAGAATTAGAGTTTATAGGTCTAATAAACTTTATTCCATTTACATATTTAACTTCATTTTTATCATCTATTTTTAACCACATATTATTTTGCATATACGTATGAGTCCTTATTTTTGATAGTAATTTCTAAGTTTTTATCAACTATATCTTTTATAGCATCAACGTGAGAAATTATTAAAATTGTTTTAAAGTATTTTTTCAAACTAGTTAATAACCTTCCGCAAGCTTCAACATTATTATCGTCTAAAGCTCCAAAGCCTTCATCAATAATAAAAATATCAGACTTTGGTAAAGAAGATATATTGATTAATGATACTCTGATAGCTATTGACGCCAACATTTTTTCCATTCCGCTTGCACATTCTATAACTCTTTTTGAGTCACCGTAATCAATATATACTTCAAGATTATTATTGCTAGACCCTTCTTCAAGTGTTATTGTAAAGTTTGTTACTCCATTTAGTATATTAGCTATTTCTTTATTTATGCGAGGTAAAACAGACTTTATAATGCTAGTAGGAATTCCTTTTTTTGATACAGCAAATGAGTATAAGTCATAAACTTTCCATTCATCAACTATATTATTAAATTCACATTTTTCTTTTATTAATGAATCAATATCTCTTTCAGACATAAAAATATTTTGATTGTTAATGTTAATTAGTTTTTCTATATCAAATACTTTTAAATCTAATTCCTTTATTGATAATTTTATTTCTTCTAGTTTGTTTAAAGATTTAATAGAATTGTTGTTTTTAATTCTTTCTTGTATTTCTAATAGGCTTTCAAGTTTTTCATTATTAGATGTTATTTTATCTTTTACATAGTCTTTTTTTGTAATACTCTGAGCAATTTCAGATTTAATTTTTTCTTCTTTTAATAAAATTTCATTATATTTTTGTATTTTTTCTTTTATTTCTTGGTCTTTGAGCGACTTTACTAAACCTTTAATCTCATATATTGATCCTTCAATATCTTTAATATCAACACTTACTTTTTCAATTTGTTCTTTGGAATCAAAAGCTTTTTTAATAAACATGCAATTCTTAAATTTGTTTTCACAAGGAACGTTGTCAAGAATTTTTATTTCGCTCTGATGTCTTTTATAATCTTTATTTAAAGAGTTCTTTTCGTTATTAAATGCTGATAGTTTAGACAAAAGCGTGTCAAGCTTTTCTTCATCTTGTTTTAACTTGTCTAAAGAAAAGCTTTCCTTAAAAGAATCTATTTTGCTTAATTTTAATCTATTTTCACTTATCTTTTGTTCTAAATGATAATCATTATCAATTAGAGATTTTGCTTTTTCTTTTGTATGAACAATTTCTTTGCCAACAGAATCAAGTGTGTATCCAGACTTATCTGTGCTATCTTTTAACAAATCTTTTTGTTGAAGTTTTAAACTTATTTCTTCTTCCCTTAACGACGAGAGTTTGTCTTTTAATTCAACAATATTTTTTTTGTTGCTTTCTATACCTAGGCGTAAGTCTTTTATTTCAAGGTCCCAGTTTTTTTCTTTTAAGTTTTTAATTTTGTTTTTTAATACTATATAATTTTCACGTGAAAGCTTATAAAGTTCGTCATATACATCGATATTTAAAAACTTTGTCAAAATTGATTTTCTTGCTGTGCTTTTCTCTTTAATAAAAGAGTTTATTTCACCTTGTGAAGCAAAAGAAGTTGATAAAAAGTCTTCTGGCGATCCTATTAAGCTTTTAATATTTTTTTGTGTTTCTCTTCTTTGCTCTTCGGTTTCATCATTAAAGTCAGCATTATTAATTTTTGTTAAACTTAATGAAGTAGAAGCAGAAGTTTCACCTTTTTTATTAGTTCTTTTTTCTGTCTTCCTACTAATATTGTATTTTTCACCATTAACAGTAAAGTTTAAATTTCCTGTGCAAAATCCTTTTCTAGTATTAATAACATCAATATTTTTTAATGAACCACGATCTGTACTGTTAAATAAAGTGTACATTAATGTGCCAGGAATTGATGATTTACCAGATCTATTACTACCAAATAATCCTACAATACCTGTTAAGTTATCAAAATTTATAAAATTACTTTTGCCATAAGAAAAAGTGTTATCAAATTCTATCGAGTTTATTGACCATCTATTACCAATCTTATCTGAAAGGTCTTCTGGCAGCTTATCTAAATTTTCAGCAAATATTTCCAATATTTTGTTTGTGTTTTCTTCACTTAAGTCTTCATAAAAGTTTGAAATAATTTTTTGTCTGTCTACTTTGTTTCTAATGTCTAAAATATTACTATCATTTTTAAATTCAATTTCAATATTTTTTTCTACAGTTCCAATATTCTGAAAGACTACTTCTTTAGCTTTTTTATCATTTTTCAAATAGTGATGTAATATTTTAATTTCTGCTTGCGATATTTGAGTATTAGACCTAATTCTGAACCTAGATTTAGATTTAACTTTTTCACAATATTTAAAAGTATTTTCTAGATTTTCTTGCCAATCAATAGTAACATGTGGGTGTGGGTTTGCAATAGAAATAAACTTGCTATTGTAATCATTTTTACTATTAATTGTCCAAAGCAAGTATCCTTTTTTAACATCTTCACCATAGTTTTGCTGAACAGTTGAACCAGGATAAGCTATTCTCTTTTCTTTGTCGAGATATTGAAATTTATGTATATCTCCTAAAAAACCAAAGTCAAACGAATTAAAAAAGTCTGTATTGACTTCGCCTTCAAGTTCCCAATCAACATCAGTCTTAGATCCCCAAACAGCTCCGTGAAAGCATGCAATATTTATTGCGTTTTTTGCAGGCTTTACATTTTTCCAATTTTCTTCGTCAAAGCAACTAAATACACACCAGTTTATGTTTGTATCTTTACATGGGTAAACACCTGATTTTTTATACAAGAACAATCTAGGATTATCTAGAGCTGCTATAATTGGGCTTATAGCATCTTGTCTGTCTTTATTTAATATGAGGCCATCGTGATTACCAAGTATAATATGTGTTGGTGCTATATTTGCTAAAGATGTAAACCACCAATTTAAAAGATCAATAATTTCAGGTGTAATGCCTTGAGTTTTTGAGTGAACAATATCACCACCGACAAAAATTAGGTCGACGTTTTCTTTTTGAAGACTTTTAAAGACTTTGTTAAAAACAATCTTGTACTCTTCGTGTCGTTTTAAACTTCTGAAGTGTACATCAGAAATATGTGCTATTTTAATCATTAAAGTAACCTTATTTTATTTAATAAGCTATCGTTTTCTGTGTATTCTTTTGCTGAATTGTAAAGCTCCATAAACTTTTTATGGCTCATGTCACCAACATCTTCATAACCACGAGTATCAACTATTTCAACATTAATATCATATGAATGCAGTAAACTAGCAATTTTTAAAGACTTGCTGAAAATATCACTGTCGAGTGCTAGTTTGATGTTTGTTCTATTTGCTACTATTTTTTGAAATAATAGCATGTCTTCTGTCAAGCTTGACCCTAACAAACATGTTGCGTTATCATTTGTTTTTATTAAGTCTAGAGGACCTTCAACTAAAGTTAAGTCTTTTGACCAGTCTATATTTAGCTCATTAAAAATTATCTTGCTTTTTGTAACTGGTGCATTTCTATATTTAAAAGAATCATTTGTTGACGCGTCAATTTTTCTTCCTGTATAGTAGTTAATGTTTCCACATTTATCATAAGATGGTAAAATCAAATATCTACTAAATTCTGGTGAAGAAGAAAAACCAGGACGTAACAAAAATAACTTTTTCTTTGAAAATCCTCTTTTTATTGCATATTTTATAACATCTCTATTGTCTGGATTTTTTGTATTGTAGTTTTCTACAATAAAGTTAAATCCTTGAGGTTCGTTAAGTATAATTTGTTCTTCGACTTCTTCATCGTCAAATAAACTAAATTTTTTCTTATTATTGACAAATAAGCTCGAAAACTCTGAAGGGATTTGTTTTCCTAATTTTTTGAATAGAAAATTAAGATTTGAACCTTTTTTGTCGCATATCCAACAATGATAAAAAGATTTTTCCAAATGAATGCTTAACTTTTTTTTGTTCTTGTTTGGATTTTTACAAAAAGGACACCAAATATTTAAATTAACACCATCGTTCGACAAATGTGTTCTATTGTTTAAAATAGTATTGATAGCGTCAAGTCTTTGTTGAACTTTGTAAGTCATTTAAATAAATTCCTGCTTTTGAAATAACATATGCGTCTGACATATCATAACAAGAATCTTCAAATTTTACAACACCTTTATTAATTCCACGTGATATTGTTTTTTCTGGCCAAACATAATCTACTTGTTCTCTAACCCAAACAAAAACTTGCTCTTTAGTATTTTTTAATTTTTTATCAATTTTAATTTGTAAAACTTTTCTAGCACTGTTTACATTAATATATACAGGTTTTACATTAAGATATTCATATACTATATAAGATACAATTCCATTAAACTTGTTAAGTTGAGATAAAGTTTTTGCTGAAGAAAAACCTTTAGAAAAAGACTGAAATGCTTCTTCAATAAAAACTAAAATATTACTTTCAAACTC